CACCTTCGTCTCGATGGTCTGGCGCGCGGCGCGGTTGAGCCATGGCGTGAGCAGGCCGTCGAAGGCCTGCGGGTCCACGCGGTGCAGCGGCTCGGACACGTCCTTGCTGGCCAGCACCTTGCGCACGTCGCGAATCGGCTGCTCCATGTGCGAGAACAGCAGCACCTTGTCGATGTGGCTCGACAGCGTGCGCAGGTCCAGCAGCAGCGGCTTGTTGTACTCGACGCGAGCCTTGGTGAATCCCCTGCTGGTGCTGGGGAAGGCATAGGCCAGGGTCTGGTTTTCGTCTTCCTGGAGTGAGCGGGTGGCCTGGTCCTTCACGACCTCGGAATCCATCATCGCCGGCACGTAGCCGCCGCGGTAGGTGCCGAACTCGTTGGAGAACTCGGTGGCCGTCACCTCGTCGAAGTACCGGCCGAACACGTCGCGGTGCGCCTTCTGCGCCAGCGCCTTCGTGCTCTCCAGCAGATCCCAAACGCCCTGGGCGAAATCGAAGTCGGCCTTGGTCAGCACCTTCTCTGCGATCATTCGGGCGACGAAGGCGTCCCAGCGCGAGGTGTCGAGCTCGTGCGTGTTCTCGTTCTCGGTCGCCCAGCCGCGGCCGAGCAGCAGCTTGCGCTTGTTGCTCTCGTTGCCGGTGTGCAGGATCGCGTGCAGGATCTCCTGCTTGCCGCTGCCGCCGCGCGAGAACCCGAAGGTGTAGCCCAGCTCCGGCGCGGCGATGCGAGACTTGCCGAGGTCGACGGTTTCGAGCAGCTGCTTGTACTGCTTGATGTACTTGGCCTTGTCGGCGCGGTAGGCGTCGGCCGCCTCCTTGACCGGCTGCCAGATGTAGCGGCGGAACGGGCCCATGGCCTGGGCGCCGTCCTTCACCCCCACCCACGACTCCACGCGACGCAGTGCGGCCTGCAGGGTCTGAAGGCGGGTCAGGTTGCGCTCGGCGTTCGTCACAGCCTGGCCTTCGCCGGGAACGCGCGTGGGCACGCCTATCTCGTGCAGGCGCGTCACCAGATCGTTCTGGATGGCCGAGCGCTCCAGCAGCTGGCCGTCGATCTCGACCTGGCGCGATCGCTTCGCCATGTACCACAGGCCCTGAATCTCCTCGACCAGCCCGCGGAACTCTTCCACGGTCATCTCGCCAGCCGGCTTGGCGTTGGCGGTCAGGGCCTCAATCTTGTCGCGCAGCACGGCGTGCATGCCAGGATCATCCTGCGCCACGGCGTCTAGGTACTTCAGGGCCGACTCGCCCTTCGTGCCGATGCTGTATTCCGCCAGGATGGCGCGCGCCGCCTGCACCATGCCGAAGTCGCGGGTCTTGCTGACCTTCTCGCCCGTGCCCTTCATCACCTTCTTGAAGAACTCGTTCGCCTGGGTGATCTCGGCCTGAGCCTCGAAGGCGGCCTTGGCGGCGAAGTTGTTCACCAGCTGGTTGCGCTTGTGCATTGCGGCTTCGGCGGTGTTGCCCAGCGACTCGACAGCGAGCTTGGCGCTGCGCGCCTCGGCGGCGGTGTACTGGGCCGGGCGCAGATCCTTGAGCTTCTGGCGCGCCACCACCTGGGCGGCGTACTCGCGCGCCGCACGCGCCATCACGTCCACGGTGCCGCCGGTGTAGAGGCTGTCGCTCGACTCGCGCACGCTCGTGGCCTTGGCCAGCGCCTTGAGCTCGGTGGCGATCACCCGGGCGCGGACCTCGTTGTGGATGGCCTCCTCGGCCGCGCGCTCCAGCGCCTGCCGGCTGGAGATGTCGCCATGCTGTTCAAGCATGCGCTGGTCGGTTATGGTGTCGATCTCGACGTTCGGGCTCTCGGCGGCGGCCAGGGCGGCGATCAGCTCCTGCCCCGAGGGGTAGCCGAACAGCTCGGCCACGATGTCGGGATGCATGCCGTCCTTCTCGCTCAGCATGCGGCGCTGCTTCAGCGTCTCGGCGGAGAACTCGTCCATCTCCTTCACCAGCGACGTGCGCAGCCGGCCGGACTCCTGCACGGTGTCGACGTTCTCGGTCGCCACGGTGCCCGGCGCGATCTTGCCCTCCTTGCCGGTCAGGAACTGCCATGCCTGATAGACGGGCTGGGCCATGACCTCGCGCGCCACCTGGTTGCGGATTTCGAGGCGGATCGCGGCCACTTCCTTCTGGCGGGCCTTCAGCGCGCGATCGCGCGCGCCGCTCATCCACTTCATGTCCTTCAGCAGGCGCTGGCTCAGCTCGGCGTCTGCGGTGTCGGTGGCGCGCTGCCCGAGCGCTTGGTATTCGGCGTACTCCTCGGGCGTCATGCCGGCGCGCTCGGCCGATTCGAACAGCGGCCCCATGTTGCGCGCGTCCTGCGCCTGCTGGATGGCCTCGTCGGTCGCCAGCATGCGGTTCATCACGGCGCGCACGTCGTCGGTCAACTTCACATTCAGGCTGGCCAGCGTCTTGTAGACCGACACCAGCCACGCGCGGAAGCGCTGGAACACCTGGGCGAGCGCCTGGCTGGGTGCCTTGCCCTCCATGGCGTACTGCTCAAAGCTGCGCGCGAAGGTTTCGTGGTGCTCGCGCTTTTCCTCCAGCGTCATGTTCTGCCACTGGGCCAGCGGGGTTTCGGTGGGCGAGCCCTCGATGCCGAACGACTTGAGCACCGTGTTCATGTCGTCGACGATCTGACGCTCGCCGGCGGTCACGGTGTCGCCGTCTGCGATCTTGCCTTGGATGCGCGCGGCAAGGTCTGCCTGCACCTCGAGGAAGAAGTGGCCGCTTTCATGGAGGAAGGTAGAGAGGTCCGCGCCTTCCAGAAGCGCGATGACACTTGGCGCCTGGGCGATGTCCTTGCCGAAAGACAGGGTGCCGCGGGCCTGCTGGTTCAGCACGTTCTGGCCCACCGGTGCCGCAGTGAGTTCGCCGGCCCCAATGAGTCCGCGCTTCTGGAGCGCCTGCACCATGCCCATTCCCTGCTCGGTCTGGAATCGGCCTGGCTTGATCTTGTAGCCGGCATCGGCCGCTGCCTGGTACATGGCCGCTGCGATGCCCTTGCCGCGGTATGGGCCCGCCACGATGGTGTTTTCGGCCTTGAGGCTGCCATCCTCATCCACGCCAAAGTCGATCAGCCCGCGGCGCAGGCCCTGCGCGTCGCGCGCCTCAACCAGAATCTGCTGCGCGTCGCGATTGATCCCGACCAGTTGCTTGGTCACCTTGATGGCGTATGGGTTGCCGTCCTTGTCCTGCGCCGTCGTCTCGACGATGGGCTCTACGGCGCCCTGCTCCAGCGTCTGGCCGCGTGCAGGCGTCTTGCCGGTCACCTGCAGCTGGTACTTCTGCATGAACTCGGGCAGTGCCATGCCCGCGCGCTGAGCCTGGGTGGCGTAGAAATTGCCCAGCAGCTGGGCATAGGCCTCATTCACCTCGGGGCGGAAGCGGCCGGCAAGATCGAGCTCGGCCTTGAAGTGGTCGCGCGCCTGATTCACGCTGGCCTGGAATGCATCGCGCTCCTCGCGCTTCGACAGTGCAGCCTCCACCTCCGTGCGGATCACCTCGCCTTGGGCTTTCAGGAATTCGCCCGCTTCCGCGCGGCTCATGGCTTCTGGGCCGGCGCGCAGGTGGTCAACGAGGGTCGCCGAGATCTCGCTCGGCGCGGCCAGTAGCTCCGACACTGGGATGCGCAGGTCTGCCCCCGGAACGAAGTTCTCAGCCTGCATCTGCGTCGCCACGCTCGGAGCGATGGCCTGCAGTTCGGCCATGGTGATGCCCGACTGATTGAGCGTATTCGCCAGCGTCTCGGCGTTGATGTACAGCTCGCTCGGCGTCTCGCCTCCCTCGGCCACCTGGTCAACGAAGGCCTTGAACGTTTCGGGGTCGCGCTCGCGCAGTTTGCTGGCTTCCACCAGCTTCGTCAGCGTCTCGACGCGCGCGGCGGCGGCCTCAGCGGCGCGACCTTCGGCGATGCGCTCGCGCACCTGGGTGGTGGCGATGCTGGCAATCTCGGCCGGCGCAGTGAAGGCTTCGCCCACGAACTCGGCCAGGATGTTGCCAGGGTCGAGCTTCTGGCCAGCGGCGATCTCGCCACCAGCCTCGCCAGCGGCGCCGAGCGCGCCCTGAATGGGCACCTGGGCTGCGACATTGGCCACCTCGCGCGTCACTGGCTTCAGCGCCAGCCTCGTAGCCACGCCCTTCGGCAGCGCCAGTTTCGAGGCGACACCGCCGCTCATCGCATCGAATGACCCGACGACGGCCGCATGCGCGATGGCCTGCGAAAACACACTGCGCATGAGAACAGGATCTGCAACCGCAGACCGCAACTGCGTTTCATTGCTGACATCAACGCCAGCCTTCGTCAGCGCTTCGACAATGGTGCTGCCGTAGTCGCTCATGAACGACCCAGTCCCCAATGCAGCCGCAGCAGCAGGAGGGCCTCCGACCATGCCAGCGGGTATTGCGGCGATGAGTCCCGGAGCATTGGAAACCATCGACTCCGGACCAATGCTGGCGATGAACTTTACCGGGTCGGTCATGAAGGCGCTGAACGCCTCATTGAAAGTTTCGGCCTTCATCACCTTGTCCACCACCGCCGGCGACGGGATGGATTGGCGCTCCTTCTGCTTTGCCGACATGCTGATGAGGCTGTCGGCAAACTGAGAATCAATGCTGGCACGGAACTTGGTGCGCTGCTCTGGCGTCATGAAGGCGACGCCCATCGGGTCATCGGCTGCGCGGATGCTGGTGGGCTTTTCTCCAGCGTCGATGCGGGCAGCGATGGCGTCGAATTGCTCCAGCGCCCGAAAGTTTGACCTCATGGATGTGGCGCTCATCCACTGCTGCAGTCCCGGGAACCCACGGCGGAAGCTGTTCGCCATCGTCTCGATGAGCCCCATGTTCTCGGTGTCGTCGTGCGCGATGGCCGCGTTCGTCGGGTCCGTGAGGAACGAGGTCGTCACCGGGTTCATGGCGGCCAGTGCGCTCGTGTCAATGCCGGCCAGCGCCTTCTGCTGCTTCGACCAGTCGGGCAGCGCCTGCGCGGTGTCGATTGGAACTCCGATGGTCGCGGCGGTGCGGCGCCAGTCTGCGGCCTGGTCCGGGTTCTGCCCCACGGCATCCTGCAGGCTCGCACGCAGCGTAGTCTCCGGCGTGGGCGCCGTGCCGCTCAAGTACCGGTCTACCGCTGCCGCGGCGTCGAAGTCATCAGCCATCAGAACGATCCTTGTGCACCGCCCTTGGCGCTGGCGTGCGAGGCGAAATAGGCGCCGAGGATGTCGGCGTCGGTCGGGTTGTCATTGCCGCGCGCCTTGAACGCCTTCTTGATCGCGTCCACCTGGTCGCTCGGGATGTCGCCCGGCTTCATGGCCAGCATCTGCTGCCCGCTGGTGCCAGTGCCGAAGCCGAGGAAGGTCTTGCGGAAGGTCACGTTCTTGGCGAACAGGCCGTCGATGTGGGCCTGCGTCTCGGCGTCGTTGAACTTCTTGCCGGCCGCGCGCTGCGCGTCGATCAGGCTCGAGTCGATGAATCGGCGAATCGCCCCCACACGCTGGGCTTCCGGCGTGTTGTCCTTGGGTGTCGGGTCGATCCCGATCCCTGCCAGCCGCTGGTTCGCCACGCGGTTGATGGCGCTGTCGTTGAGTTCGCCAGGGCTCTGGCTGGTCTTTCCGCTGATCAGGTCGGCGCGCTTCTGAGCGAAGTGGTCGAAGTCGGATTTGGACAGTCCGTTGCGCAACTGGAAGAACTGGGCGTCCGTCATCTTGGCCAGAACCTGCGGATTCGTGGTGAGCCGCAGATACAGGCGGTCGTCGGTGGTGTCGTCGCCCAGGGCCATCTTCTTGCCGAAGCTCATCACGTCATCGAGCTTGTCCGGCGCATAGCGGGTCAGTGCGGCGCGCGTGCTGGCGGAAAGTTCGCTGTATCGTCCGCCGTTCTTCGCCAGTTCCTGCATGGCCGAGGTGACAACCTCATCCTTGCGCTGGGCCAGCGCCTTGGACTGGTCCTCGAACTGCTGCGTCACCTGGTCGATGGCAGTCTTGACCGCCAGCGGGCTCGCATTCGGGCCCAGGCGCTCGCGCGCGGCCTGGTGCAGCTGGTCGAGCGTCGGGCGCGGCGGCACGCCACCATCCGGCGCACTCATCTGCCGCAGCACGCTGGCCACGTAGTTGCGCGTCTCGGTTGGCGCGCTGGCGAGCCATGCATCAGGCGCGACGCGCTCGCCCCTGCCAGCGTTCGCCTCGGCGGCCTTCACCGCCTTGTCGACGTTGCCCTCACCCCAGTTGTAGGCGGCGCTGGCCTTGGCGATGTCGCCGTCATACAGCTTCACGAGAGCCGCCAGCTTCTGCTGACCCACGCGGCGCAACTCGGCCGCCTGCTGCTCAGGGGTGCCGCTCATGTCGGCCGGCTTGATGCCGTAGCCAGGATCGCGCGCCGTCGACGGCATCACCTGCATATCGCCCTGGGCGCGCTCGCCCGATCGGGTCATGGGGCCCTGCAGCAGTCGGCCATCGACGCCGAATGCGCGGCCGCGGCTCTCGATTCCCTGGATGATGTTCGTCAGGCGGTCGAAGCTGGTGGGGTCCACCGTCGAGCGCGTGCCCGTCACGATCTGGCTGGCCACCGCAGCCCCGACGCGGGTGTCGTAATCGCGCTGCAGCGTGCCGTCGATTTGGATCATGTCCGAGGCCGTCATCTGCGAGCCGTAGCGCTTGCGGTAGGCCATCGCCGCATTGACATCGCCCTTATCCAAGGCCAGCTTGATGGCGCCGAGGTGGGCGCCGCTGATAGCCTCATCGGCTTTTTCGGTTGCCCAGGTCGCAGACTTCCCGGCCAGTTGCGCCGATCCTTGGATGAAGGTGTCGGTGTCCGGGTCTTTCGCGCCCATGATCGCGCCACGGATGCGGTCGACCTGCTGCTGCACGTTCTCCGGATCGGTGTAGTTCAGCATGAGCGCGTTGGCCGCGTTTTTCACGGTCCCGTCGCGCACGCTGATCGTGTAGTCGCTCTGCTCTTTGCTCTGATACTGCAAGGCCGAGCCGAGGAACTGGGTGCGGATGTTGTTCGCCCGCATGTTGAACATCCGACGCTGGGCGTCGTTGCCGAGCGTGCCGGCGATGTTGCTGATCTCGGCATCCAGCTTGCCCGTGTACTCGTCGGCCAGCGGCATCCCGCTCTCTCGGCTCAGGGCCGCGTAGCCCTTCTGGCTGGTGAATCCGTCGTTCGGATCGTGCTGCAGCCGCAACGCGCGCTCGGTGGCCTGGTTGAGCGCATCGTCCACGCGCACCGCGTTGGCCTGGTCGAGCGCCTGCTTGCGGATTGCGTCATACACACCGCCGGCGGAGACGAGAGCATCCCCGGCCTGCTGCACTTGGCGGGCGCCGATGTTGAGCAGGTCGGCACTGACGTTGTTCTGCTCGCGGAAATCCGGAGCGGCCGAGGGGGAGACGCTGGGCGCGGTGAGGCGGGGTACTGTAGCCATGGATCAAGCTCCCCGAACGCTGCTCTGATACCAGCGGCTGGCGACGTTGGTCGCGCTGGTCAGCAGCGACGTGCCGGCCGACAGCCATGGACTGATCGAGCCGGAGGCACTCCGCGCATTCATGCTCTTGTCGAGATACTGCCTCGCCTGCTGCCGGTAGCCCCACGCCTCGCGCGCTGCGTTGTCGCGCAGCTGGGCGACATCCACCGCCGTGATGTAGTCGGTGTCGTTCAACACCGCTTGCGCGGAGCCGCCCTCCAGCGCTACCCCGTTGGCCGCCAAGGTGGCGCGCGCGCTTCCCTTGACCTGCGCGCCCTTCAACAAGGCCGTATTCGCTGCCGTCTCGCCCCTGGCTATCGCGTCGTCAGCCTGCCAGCCGGCGAGGGTCGCATTGTTCTGCTGCACTTGGGCTTCGGCCTGTAGTGCTGCCTGCTGGTTCTTGGCCTGGGTGTAGGCAGCGGTTGCTGACATGCCAGCACCGAAAGACGACAGCAGGCCGCCGAAGTTGGAACCGAACAATCCCCCGAAGCTGAACCCGGTCGATGGGCCTGCAGCCCCGGAGAAGTTGTCGTTCAGCGCAAGAAACGCATCGAGACTATCGGCCATTTGCTTTCACCTTGTTCATGAGCCGGTTGCCACTTCGAGGGCAATTCCAAGCACTGTCATGGAAACTGGCTGCGCCTGCTGAATGCAGATCGCGCCATTGCGCTGCCAAGACGGGTCCAGCACGATTGGCACCTCGTTCGTCACCAGCGCCGGCGGCGATCCCAGTGCTTCGTTGAACCGGGTCTGATATGGGCGCAGCTTGTCGAACGACGGTCCGGCCTCGAAGCCGTTCGACTCCAGAACCCTCAGGTGCACCTTGTTCACGTTCTTCACCGCGCCCTGCCCAAAGGCCTGTGTCTGGATAGACAGTGGGAGGGTCATGATCCGGGCCAGGTAAGGCAGTCCGATGGTGACCTTGCTCGCTGGCGCATCAATGGTCACGGACCCATTTGATACGACTTGAGGCGGGGACACGCCGCCGTCTGCGAGGATGGCAACCTCTTTGCCCTCAAGGTGCCACAGACCGCCAAATGTGCTTGTCGGCGAGCCGCTGTAGCTGACGCCCGAATCCACAAAGAACTGGTCGGCCGGGGTGTCGAATCGCCGTGTATGCCGGCGCTCGATGTAGCGCACGGTGCGGCCATTGACGACCCGACGAACCACCGCATACTGCACGTCGGAATCGCCCTCGGCCACCGAGCACACGGATTCGAAAACCCCATCTGTTGTGTGCTGGTGCCACGCCCTGATCTCGTGCTCCGGCACGTAGGTCATGCCGAGCAGCACACCGTCGTTTCGCACCACCCACAGCGACGATAGGGGCGAACGAACAAAGGCCAGCTGCACCACCGTGTGGTAGTCGAAAAGATGGGGCGCCAGGATGGACACATTCTGCGTCTGGTAGCCCTGCTGCTGCCACGAGAACTCCAGCTCGCGCACGGAGCCTCCGCGATCCTGCGCGAACAGGATGGTGCGATTCGTCACCACGGGCTGGACGTTCGACGCGCCGGTGTAGCCCTGCGGCTTCACGCTCACATTCGAGGGAGTCAGCGCCCCCGTGTCAGACGCCGAGCACTTCCACTCACCACCAGACGTGAGCAGGATCAGGTCATCCATGGGCACGAGGTGCCGGATCGTGTTCGCTTCGCGCGAGACCACCCGCAAGGTGATGCCGTCGTCATCGCGGCTGGGGAAGCTGTAGCCCAGGTTCTTTTCGGTCCCCGAGCGCGTCATCCATAGGTTCTGCGGCTGGTTGTTGGTGCCGCCGAACACCCGACGCTGCTGGTGATAGCTCACCGCGCGCGGGTAGTTCCCATCTCCCTGAAATGGATTGATCTGGAGCGGCGGCGTGGTCGATGTGTCGGGAGAGATGTTCCGGTCAACAAACGTGCAGTCGGTGTTCGCGCGGCCGATGAAACCGAAGATACCGTTGACCGACCGGTAGACGTTGTACAGACCCACGCCGGGCACGGCTGGCCACTTCACGGTGTTGAAATTCCCAACCGTGCCAAGGTCGTTGACCACCGTGACCGAGCCCGAAGCGATCGATTCCTCGCTGGCGTCGGCGTTGAGCGAGGTGACGCAGTATGTGTAGCTGACTGTGCCGCCACCGGTGGGCGTGACAGATACCCCCGTCGTTGCTGGAGCGACTGGGGTGGCTGAGGCTGTGGTGGATGCACCGGTGCCGGAAAAGAACGGCACCGAGGAGTTCGGCGTGATGCTCGAGTCGTCGATGATCGACGGCGCGCTGACCGAGATGCCAATGAAGGCGGGGTTGCCGCCGATGATCTTGTAGACGTAGTACTGCACTGCGCCCGAAACGCTGGTCCAGCCCACCACGTTGAAGTAGCCCGGGATCGTCAGGTCGTTGTTGCACGACACAATCGCAGACGGGACGCCTGGGCCACTGCTGAAAATCGGCACCACCCGATAGGAGTGAGAGATCGCCGATGGCACCGCGCCATTCGACTGCGGCGGGGACAAGGCGCTGGCGAACTGGATGAGGTTCAGCGACCAGTCCGTCGCGCCGTTGCGGCGCAGCTCGCGCGGCGCATAGGACTCATGCGTGATGGTCAGAACATCCGCCGACTGCACGAAGTGCAGGTTGAACAGATCCGCCGCCGCGTAGGGGGTTGTGACCTGGTAGACCCGCGAGGAGTAGCCCCCGCCACCGTAGGCCGGCATTGCGAGCGTACTGATCAGCGTGCCGGCCAGATCGGATGCGCTGTACGTCGTCGCATTCGGCACGCTCGCGATCTTCACCCAGCGCCCGTTAAGCGCAGTCATCCCGAGAATGCCCGTCAACTGCACCCACTGCCCGACGCTGTAGCCGTGGGCGAGTGAGGTGCTGAAGACGGCGCTCGCGCTGGTCGTGATGTTGTTGATGGGCACGGGCGCTTCAAGCAGCGTCCCTCCATTTGTGTGGAACCGAACGTAGAAATTGCCGAACTCAAGCGCGAAGGTCTGCTGCGTGCTGTACGAGAACGGAAGCAGCGCAACCGGGTTGGTGCTGTCGCCAGCTTCCAGGATGTACTGATAGCCCGGCCGGCTCTGCACCGGGCCCTGTGGCGTCGTTTCACAGTTCAGGCACAGCGCGAGGCCCGTCTGGAACTTGTCAAGGTCGAGTCGCGAGAACAGCTGCGGCGAGATCTCGCCAGCAGCGAACGATCGGTTGAGCGTCTTGACGGTCACGAGCGCGGCCCCGAACGCCACCAGTCGCACCACGGGCCGCCGCGTGCAATCTCGGTGCTGGATCGGCGGTCGCGGTAGTTGCTGCGCTGCTCAGCATTCGAGTCCTGCACCTTGGCATTGGCGAGCTCTATCGCGAACACCTTGAGTTGCGCCTGGGCCACCTGAACGCCCGTCGTCCCTTTGATGATGGGCCCGGCGAGATAGCTGGCCAGGAGCCGGCCCAGGGCATTGGTGAAGCCGGGCGTGAACTTGGTCGTGTCCTCCACCAGGCGCACGTAGCGCAGCGTCGCGCTCTCCACGTTCGTGAAGATGATCTTCGTCCCGTCCTCTGCGGACTCGATGATGTAGTCCTCGCCGCGGGAATCCTCAAGCGCATCAGGCCTCAGCACCTGCAGCACCTTGACGCACTTCACGGGCACCGCATAGGCAAAGGCCCACTCAGTGAGCTCTGCGCCGTCGACGACCGCCAGCGCAACCCTCGTCGTTGCGAACGTCCATGGATGCATCTCGAGCAGCGCGTTGCGCGCTATCGGATAGAACCGGCCGCACTGCGCTGCCTGTGATGTGCCATCCGGCGGCGCGATGGCTACCACCTCGGCCTCTTCGCCAAGGTGTGATAGCGCGAGATTGCAGATATCAACGTCGCCAGCCATGGCGCTTACAGCTGGAAGCCTTGGACGGAAACCTGCTGCGTCGCGCTACCAGCGCCGAACGCTGAGGCGGCAACGGAGATCGCCGTGTTGACGGCGCTGGCAGGGATCGGCGGATTGAAGGCAATGACGAGCGGTGCGGTGTTCAGCGGCTGAGCTTGGCCAGTGAAGAACACGGGGTGCGGGCCGCCAATAACGCCGCTGAGCGTGGCCGAGATCAGGGATGCTGCAGTCGGCGATCCGCCGCTGACCTGGTAGCCCGTGATGTACGTGGTCTTGCCGACAGCGGCTGGCAACGTCGCTGTGATCGTGGCGTTCGTACCGTTCGCCGTCGCCGCCACAGGCGTGGCGCCAGTCGGATAGCCGGCAGCGCCAGCCGCACCTGCAGCCACTGACACGACCTCGGCGAATGTGCCGTCTGCCATGTCGCGGAATCGACGAATCGCGCCGGTGTCATCCTGGGAGGGAACGAGTTTGTCTGCCATGTCGGCTCCTTATGGAAAAACGGGCGCCGTAGCGCCCATCTCTATTGCTCCGCAGCGCGAGGGTCAGTCCTCGACGGCCTCGATGTTCGAGGACTCGTCCTCGGGGTAAGTAGGAAGGTCGAGCGTGTTTTCGAACACCTCGCCCTCCTCGCGCATCTGGCCGTAGTACACACGCGTGCGGGCTTTCACCTTGCTCGCGTACTTGCGGTTTTCCTCCGGCACCACCGTGAGCGGCGGAACTGCATTGCCCGGCACAACATCCTTCTGCTTGGTGGCCATGGCGGCTCCTTACTGCACGGTGAAGCCGGACGGTGCGTACTGCTGCGCCTGCACGTCCTTGACGATGTACGCCGAAACCGAGCCCGCCGTGGTGGTTCCCACCGAGCGGTATGCCAGGCGCAGGTAGCGGCGCAGGCCCACCGGGATGCGCATGCGGCAGAGCTCGGCGTTGGCGCTCGCGGAAGCAACCGGGATCGCCTTGGCCGACTGCACATCGGCGAACGACGAGTTGTCGGCCGAGTCCTGCAGCACCACCTGGATCGACGTGCCGCCCGAGAAGGCGGTGTTGACCTTGGCGTAGATGAAGAAGGGCTCGCCAGCGCCCACGTCGGCCGCGGCGCCGGTGTCGTAGACGTTGGTCGAGACGACATCGGTGCCCGCGCTGAAAGCGTTCTGCGCGGCCGAAAAGGTTTCCTGGGTATCGAGGATCATGGTGTGTTCTCCTGAAGTTCGGGGGTCAGACCACGCGGGCCTCGGCTTCGATGATCCGATCCACGGTGCGGACCGGAACACCCAGGAAGGTGGTCGTGCCGTTTCCGACCCAACCCGGCTTGACGTCGCCGAACTGCTGCAGCGCGGGCTGGATGGCCAGAGCGGTGTTCGACTTGTCGAGTGCGGCGATGGACAGGAACTCCTTCACCGTGCGGTTCGCGTAGAACACCGGACGGCCCATGCCCATGAACGGGATGCGGGCCATGGCGCGCACCATCAGCTTGGTGATGGCGGTGGCAGCGGTGAGCGCCTGTGTGCCGGTCTGGCCGACGAGGTCGGACACGTCGACGTTCGCGATGCGCACGACATAGCGCCAGTCCTTGACGTGCACGCCGCCCTTCCATTGCCAGCGATCGGCGTAGGCGCGATAGCGGTTGTTGCTCGCGTCGAAGGCGTCCAGGATGCCGAGGTCTTCGTGCACCAGGCCGGCCTTCGAGCCCTTCGGGAAGATGCCCGTGATCGTCTGCGGGCCCCACACCACCAGCCAGATGGAGGTGTTGTCGGTGCTCGACCCGCCCGCGTCGATGATGTTCTTGCCGTTGCCGGCCGACAGACTGGAGTAGCGCGGAGCCAGGCCGGTGAAGCGCTCGGGATTCACGGTCTGGTCGCCGTAGATCAGCGTGTCGGCGAAGGTCTGGTTAAGGCTCTCCACGAAGGCAGTGGCCTCCGAAAGCCGGAACGACTCGAGGTTGCCATTCAGGTTGGCTGCGTCCACGTCCACTTCGGAGCGCGTTTCGAGCATGCCCACGGTGTCGTCGACCTGCGCGCGGGTCGACTTGCTGGCCGGCACGCCACCGTACAGCTGGCGCCACGTGGCAGTCGGCAGGCCCGTGCGGATGCTGGCGCGGTGGCCAGTGGGCAGGTTGCCTTCGATCCACTGCATGTCGAGCAGGATCTCGTTCGACTGCGAAAGCAGTTCTGCTACCTTGGCGGTCTTGCCGTCCGGGTCGATGGAGTTGGCGAAGTCGACGAGCGTGACGGCGCCGGGCTTGCTGGGAAGGGTTGCCATGATGTGTGGTCCTTATTTGGTCGTTCCGTAGAGAGTGCTGGCCGTGTCCTTGGCAGCGCTCGACGCGCGACCCGAGACGAAGCCGTCCTGGCTGATTGCTTTGCCCGCCTTGAACAGCATCCGGATCACTTCCGGGTGCGAGCCCAGACGCGATTCCTTGAGCAGGTTCTTCAGTTCGGGCGTGCCGAAGGCATCGAGCGCTTGCTTCGCGATTGCGACGTTCTCGGAGAACTTCTCGCCGCCGTACTCGGGGTCTGCCTTGGCGGTGGCTTCCCACTCCTTGGCCGTCCGATCGACATGCGACTGCAGTTCGGTGCTGAACCGTTGCGCAGTTGCAGCGCCCTCCCTCGTCTGGAGGTCGACCAGCTTCTGCGCCTGCTCTTGC